TGTCGGAACTGCTAGTGGTGGATCTTATGTATTTTCAATTACTGAAAGTATTACTGTTCCAATTGTATCTGGAGTTGCAAATTTTAACAATATTACAGTATATGAGGGAACATATTTAACTCAGCAATTTACATATGATGGATCTTTAGATCAAAAATTTATTCTTGCTAATCAGAATATTGATACCTCAACTCTTGTTGTTTATGTGAAAGGGACCGCAGATAGTGGATTAGGACTTGAATATTCTTTAGTTGATAATATTCTTAAAGTAAATTCCCAATCAGAAATTTACTTGATTCAAGAAGTTCAAGATGAGCAATATCAATTACTTTTTGGTGACGGAATATTTGGAAAAAACCTTGATAATGGTGCAATTATTACTGCAGCATATATCATATCAAATGGACTTGATGGTAATGGATCTACCAATTTTACATATTCAGGAAGCTTGGTCGATAATTTAAATGGTGTTGTAATTCCTGTTGGATCAGTTAAGATAACGACGAATTCTTCATCTGCAAATGGTGCAAATATTGAATCTATAGATTCGATCAAATACTTTTCACCAAAACTTTATTCTTCTCAGTATAGAGCAGTAACTGCTCGTGATTATGAATCTATTATTCCTTCAATATATCCAAATACAGAATCAGTATCAATTGTAGGTGGAGAAGAATTAAATCCACCACAATATGGAGTTGTTCAAATTAGTATTAAACCAACTAATGGAGTTTATGTATCTGATTTTGATAAGTCTCAAATATTAAGTAAATTAAAGCAATATAGTTTATCAGGAATTAAACAACAGATTGTAGATCTTCAACTATTAAATGTTGAAATTTCTTCTTACGTTTACTATAATAGTTCTCAAGTAAGTTCTGTTAATGATTTGAAAAATTCAGTCGTCTCTTCGCTGAATACATATGCAAAGTCAATTGATTTGAATAAATTTGGTGGGAGATTTAAATATAGTAAAATACTTCAAATTATTGATAATACTGATGTCTCAATTACTTCAAATATTACTCGGGTAAGAATGCGAAGAGATTTGAATGTACGTACAAATCAATTAGTTCAATATGAACTGTGCTATGGAAATACATTTCATATTAATCCAGAAGGTTATAATATAAAATCTACAGGATTTGTTTTACCAACATCTACAGATGTTGTATATTTTACAGATATTCCCATTAAAAACAGTTCAGGGAATCTTGATGGAAGTGGAATGGGAACTCTTGCGATCGTAAAACCAAATCCAAATGCTGGAACAGACCCTACTGCATTACCTTATATTATTGTAGTTCAGGCTGCTGGAACTATAAATTATACTACTGGAACAATTTCAATACATGCGATTGATATTTCTTCTACTATCTTAGCAGATAATATTATTGAAATACAAGCATATCCACAATCAAATGATATTGTGGCATTAAATAATTTATACATCTATTTTGATGTTTCAAAAAGTTCAATAAATATGGTTAACGATGTAATTGCATCTGGCCAGAATATATCTGGAACAACATTTACTAGTACTTCTAGTTATTCAGATGCCGAAGATGGTCAATTAACGAGGATAGTTTAATATGATACAGACTGGTTTTGATACTAGAATTAAGATTCAAGATATAATTGAAAGTCAACTTCCAGGATTTATCTTACAGGAAAGTCCTCTAACGTCAGATTTTTTAAAGCAATATTATGTCTCGCAGGAATTTCAAAGCGGTCCAGTAGATCTTGCAGATAATTTAGATCAATATCTTAAACTAGATAATCTAACACCAGAAGTTGTTGTTGGAAATACTAATCTAGTATCAGACATTAGTTCTACTTCAGGAATTATTACGGTCACTAGCACAAAAGGATATCCGCAAAAATATGGTCTTGTAAAAATTGATAATGAAATTATTACATATACAGGAATAAGTGCAAATACTTTTACTGGATGTGTAAGGGGATTTAGTGGAATTACCAGTTACCATAGTCCATCTAATCCAGAAGAACTCGTCTTTTCTACTTCAAATCAAGAATCTCATAGTTCTGGGGCTTTAGTATATAATTTAAGTTCTTTATTTTTAAAAGAATTTTATAAGAAAATAAAATATACATTTACTCCAGGATTAGAAAATACCGAATTTGTTAATAATTTAAATATTGGCAATTTTATCAAAAGTGCAAAATCTTTTTATCAGTCAAAAGGCACTAAAGAATCATTTAGAATTTTATTCAATATTCTTTATGGAGTAACTCCAACAGTAGTAAATCTTTCTGATTTATTACTTAGACCATCTTCCGCCGAATATTCAAGAAGAGAAGAAGTAATTGCTGAATTAATTTCTGGAGATGCTAGCAAATTAGTTGGTCAAACTATTACAAAATCAACTGACCCAAATACATACGCATCAGTTTCTCAAGCGGAAATTTTAACAATTAATGGAAAGGTATACTATAAACTTTCCCTTTTTGTAGGATATAATGATACTTCTGCTGTAGTTGGAACTTTTACAATTCCGGGAAAAACAAAAGTTATTGAAAATACTTTATCCGGATCTTCAATAATTAGCGTAGATTCTACAATTGGATTTTCTGAAACGGGAACTTTAATTTCAGGGACAAATAGAATAACTTATTCAAGTAAAAGTATTAATCAATTCTATGGTTGTTCTGGAATTATCAATACAATTAATGCTGCAGATGATATAAGGTCTGATGAAACTATTTTTGGATATGAAAATGGAGATATTAAAAAAAGAGTAGATCTTAGAATTACGGGAGTACTTTCTGACTTTGTACAATTGTCGGATGTTTATAATGTAAATGAAGGGGATAAAATCTCAGTAAATAATCTTGGAGAAATTATAACAAATCCAAGTTCAAATAAAACATACGAACAAATTTTTGCAAATTCTTGGGTATACAATACAAGTTCAAGATATCAAGTAAGTGCAATTAATGGATCTACTTTTACTTTATTAAGTCCAATTGATAAATCAAGCTTAAAGGTTGGAGATAATATTGAAATATTAAAAAGGGGAACTCAAATAGTAGTATCATCATCTACAAATATTCCTTATGTTAATAGTATAGATCTTACTAATAATCAAATAACAGTAAGTAATAATGATGCATTTGTTCCAAATATTAATTTACAGTATGATATAAGAAGAAAATTAAATAAAGCAAGTAGCACGGGGATTGCTATAACCGGAGGAAATAATGCGTTAATTTCAGATATTCAAAATTTATTCATAGATGATTCCAATTCTAATGATGTATATGTTGCATCAAATGGATTGCCTTCATATACAATTGCAAAAAATTTAATTCAATATTCAATTCCAAATGCAAGTGGATCTCCTATAGATTCTGCAAATGGATCTGGAAATCTTCAAGGATATGATCCAATTTCGCAACAATATTCAATAATTGCGTTTACAAATAATGTGCCATTTGTAAACGGCGATAAAATCTATTACCAACCATCATCATCACCTATTCCAGGATTAACACAACAATCCTATTATGTTGAAGTACTTTCATCGCAAAATAAAATTAGATTGTATAATTCTAGATCATTTATAGGGTCTGGATCTAATTATGTTGGATTTAGTACATTATATCCAGGAACTGGATCTCATAATTTTATATTAAATGGAACATCCAACAATTATATTTCTTCCCAAAAATTATTAAAGAAATTTAATCTATCTCAAAATATTCAAAACGGGACCGGACAATTAACACCAACAGGATCAATTGGGATGTTAATTAATGGTGTTGAAATTGAGAATTATAAATCAAATGATAAAATCTATTACGGGCCATTAGATTCTGTACAAATATTAAATGGTGGTAATAATTATGATGTAATTAATCCTCCCGTGATTAATGTAAATAATAGTTCTGGAACTACAGCATTAATTCAACCTGTTATAAGTGGTTCTGTTCAAAAAGTTCTTGTTGATCCACAGACTTTTGATTTAAATACGGTAGTTTCTATTGGAATGACAGGAGGTAATGGAACTGGTGCAGTATTCAGTCCAATTATAATTAAAAGAAGAAGGGAAATTTTATTTGATGCCAGACAATTGTCCATTTATTATGGTGGAATTGACATTAATAATGAAACAATTTCATTTCTTACAAATCATAATTTAAATACTGGGGATTCAGTAATTTATGATTCTAATGGAAATCTTCCAATAGGAATTGGAACTTTTAGTGGATCAAATGTAAATCAAAACTCATATCTTGTACAGAACGCAACTTATTATGTTTCGGTTATTAATAATGTAACCATACAATTATATAATTCACAATCTAATGCAATTTCTGGAATTAATACTATAGGTTTTACAACTAGTAATACTTCAGGATATCATAAGTTTAAAAGCGGCGTTCTGCAAAATGCAATTAGTGAAATTAAAGTTATAAATGGTGGAAGTGGGTATACTAATAGACAATTAATCGTAAAAACGGTTGGAATATCTACAATTAATAATACAGTTTACTTTAAAAATCATGGATTTAATGAAAAAGACTTAATTGTTTATAACTATCAGACGACACCAATTACTGGACTTACTACAACAAATCAATATTATGTTTCAAGAGTTGATGATAATTACTTTAAATTATGTGATGCTGGAATTGGTGGGACAAATATTAATAATTATACAAGAAGTAATTTTGTAAAATTTTCTGGAATTGGATCCGGATATCAATATTTTAGTTATCCACCAATTTCTCTTTTGGTGACTTCAGCAACTGTTGGAGTAGGTTCAACATCAATCAAATATGCAGTCGGAGTTATTACTGCAACTCCAATTGTCAGAGGATCGATTATTGATGCTTATTTGTATGAACCTGGTACTGATTATGGATCAAAGGTCATAAACTTACATGCAAAACCAAATATTTCAATTTTAACTGGAAGTGGGGCAAAACTAAGTCCAGTAGTAATTAATGGGCAAGTAACCTCAGTCAATATTTTGTATGGTGGAACTAATTATTATTCTGTACCTGACATCATTATTAATGGATCTGGAACTGGTGCAGTAATAAGGCCAGTTATTAGTAATGGGCAGATTGTAAAAGCTATTGTAGTTAATTCTGGATTAGGATATACCACTACAAATATTTCAGCACAAGTAATTTCTCCAGGATCAAATGCATTATTTACCAGTAATGTTAGAAGTTTAACTGTAAATAATAATTTTAAATATGGTGATGAAATATTAAAAAATACTCCCAATAATTTGGAATATTGTGTATCTGGATATTTTGATCAATTAAGACAAAGTTTTAATGATGGAGATCAAACCAAACATTCACCAATAATTGGATGGGCATATGATGGAAATCCAATTTATGGTCCATTTGGATATTCTGATTCGCAAAATACATCCTCTTCAATCAAAATTTTAACCGGAGGATATCAATTAAATTATAGTTCAGTTTATAATAGACCATCAGGATTTAATGCTGGATTTTTTGCTGATGATTATACATTTACCAATTCGGGCGACCTAGATCAAAATAATGGAAGATTCACAAAAACTCCAGATTTTCCAAATGGAGTGTATGCATATTTTGCTGGAGTTACTACAAGTTCTTCTCTGAGTTCATTATTAGTAAGTAGTTTCCCGTATTTTATAGGAAATACTTATAAGTCAAATTTCATTACTGATAATTTATTAATTGATCAATCTTTTAATTTTAAAAATTCCAAATTAATTAGAAATACTTTCCCATATAAACTTAATGATTTATATGCATCTAATGATTTTATAATTGAATCTAGTGATAAAGTCATTCAACAATCTATAGTAAATTCAGTATCTAAAGGATCTGTAAATGGTTTTAATGTTGTTTCCGGGGGAACAAATTATAAAGTTGGAGATCAACTTCAATTTGATAATACTGGAACAAATGGTGGAGGATTGAGTGCAGTAGTTTCTAGTGTAAATGGTGTTGGAATTACCAGTATTTTTACAAATATTCAAACATATAATAATTCACTAGCACTTTGGCAAGATGGTAACACAATTAAAGTAATTGTTACCCCTTATCATAATCTATCAGATGCAGACAATGTAGTAGTTTCTGGTTTTTCAACTAATTTGGGTAAAATAAATGGATTGTATAATATTGGAGTAACTTCTTACTATGCTTCTACAGCAAAATATATTCCATCTACTAATGTTGGAATTGTAACTGACATTTACCTATCACAAATACCCCAAAATATTTCAATAGGAAGTAGCATACTTATTGGAAATGAAATTTTATCTGTTCTTAATATTTTTAAAGATCAAAATGTAATAAGAGCAAATAGAAGTATATCTGGTTATGCATATAGTACCTCTAGTGTGGTACAATTTATTCCAGATTCATTTACAATTCAATATAATTCTTCTTTCTTTGATTCTAAAAGGAATGATATTGTATTCTTTAATCCATTAGAAACGGTTGGATATGGAGTAAGTGCTGGAGTTTCTACTTCTACTACATTTGCATTTTCTGGAGTAACAACATATTCAAGATCAATTCCTTCACAATCAATTTACTTAGAAAATCATCCATTTTCAAATAATCAGCAGGTTATTTTATCAATACCAGATACAACATACTCTCCACTTTCGATATCGACATCTTTCGGATCTACTCCATTTAATTTACCAATAATTGGAATTTCTACAGTTGTTTATGTTACAAATAAATCAGGAAATACTATTGGCATAAAAACTAATTTGAATTCGTCTGAGGTATACTTTGCTGGAATTGGATCTACAACAAATAGTTACTTATATTCAATAAGAAGTCTTTATAATCAAGTAACTTCCAATGTTCAAAAAATTAAAACAACAGTTTCTACTGCAGCTACGAATAATTTATCAAATGGTGATGTAATTGATCTAACAGTTAAACCAAATCTTTCTGTTGGTATTGGAACTTCATCTTCAGTATATGTTAAATATGATCCCATATCTCAAAAAATATTAATCAATCCAATTGGATTTAGTAGTACTGGAATTAACACATCAAATAATAATATTTTTCTCGCAAATCATAATTTAAATACTGGAGATAAAGTATTATATTCGGCGAATGATTTAATTGCCTCAGGGCTTTCTACTGGTTCATATTTTGTATATAAAATTGACTCTAATACAATACAGTTGTGTCAAACATATTATGATTCTCAGTTGGTTCCACCTACAATAGTTTCAATTGCTTCCAGCGGAGGATCAAATCACAGTATTGGTCCAATTAATCCACAGATATCTTCAGTTAAAAATAATAATTTAGTATTTAATTTATCCGATAAATCACTATCTGGATATAAATTGAGAATTTATTATGATAATAATTTTACAAATGAGTTTGTTTCAGTTGGAAATACAAACACTTTTAATATTTCAGGAGTTGGAACAGTTGGAGTATCCACAAATGCTTCATTAACATTAAAGTACACTTCAGGAATTCCAAATTCACTATTTTACACTTTAGAAAAATCTGGATTTATAAGTACTTCAGATACTGATGTTAAAAATAGGTCAAAAATATTATTTACGGATAGTGTTTATAATGGAACGTTTAATATTTCTGGAATAGGTTCTACATCATTTAATATCTCTCTTGTAAATACTCCTGAAAATTTATCATATACAGCATCTCAATGCAATACCTTAAGTTATTCAACTAATTCTCCAACTGCATATGGCGCAATTAATAAAGTTAGAATTATTTCTGGTGGATTAAATTATAAAAAATTACCTCTTTTTATTGGGGTAGGTTCATCTCAAGGAACCGGTGCTTTTATTACACCAAAATCAAAAACAATTGGTAATGTAAAAAATATTTCAATTATAAATGAGGGATTTGAATATGCATCTGATAATACATTAAAGCCAACTGCTTACATTTCACCATCAATAACTTTAAAAAATTCAAACACTATTTCAAACATAGTTATAAATTATGGTGGAAATTACTACATATATCCACCAAATCTCATCATAGTAGATGGTACAACTGGAAAACAAGTTAATACTGGAATTTTAAAAGCTAATCTAAGTTCCAGTAGTATAAATTCTGTAGATATCATACAGAATCCAAAGGGATTGGGACCTTCAAATAGAATTGTATCTATTAATAATACTAATGGATTAAGTGTTAATACCGTTTATAGTTCCTCATCTGGAGTTGTAACCTGCTTACTAACCACACCCATATTGGGATTTAGCACATATTCACCTCCAATTTTTTCTATTGGAGATCAAATATTTGTTGAGGGAATTCAAAAATATGGAAATAGCGGAACGGGATTTAATTCAGCAGATTATAATTATACATTCTTTACAGTAACTAATGCCACTTCAAATGCATCAATTCCATTTCAAATTGAATATAATATTTCTGGATTAACTACAAATCCCGGAATTGCAAAAACTTCTCAAGAATCTCTGCCAAATATTATAAAATATCAAAATTATCCACAATTTACCATAAATCAAACTTCATCATCTTTCAACTTGGGAGAAAAATTATTAGTAAGTACTAATGGAGTATTTAATGAAGTAGATTTGTCTATTGCATATTATGGAAATAATACAATAAAAGTTTTTGGTTCTTATAATTTATCATCTGGAGTTATCATACAAGGAAAATCTTCAGGAACTATAGCAACTATAGATCAAATTCAAAAAAATTATGGAAGATTTAATGTAAATTATTCAACTCCAAAAAATTATGGATGGGCAAATGATGTTGGTAAACTAGATCAAGATAATCAATCAACGTCTGATAATGATTATTACCAAGATCTTGCTTATACAGTAAAAAGTCCAATCCAATTTAAGGACTTAATTACTCCAGTAAATAATTTACTTCATACAACAGGTCTTAAGAATTTTGCAGATGTTGGAATTACTTCAAGTTCTAGTCATCTTGTTGTGGGAATTAATAGTACAATCGTAAGATACGATATAATTGATGAAAATAGAGTTGATACTATTAATAATTTTGATACGGTAGTTGATTACAATTCAACCAACGGATCTTCTAATTTTATAAAATTTAATAATAAACAATTGACTAGTTATATTGATTGTATTACAAATAGAGTTTTAAATATTGATGACATAAGCTCACAATTCTCAAGTTTAGGATTATCTGCATCCGATCAAAATAAAATTTTACAAATATTATCTACACAAACTTATAATAGATTTATAGTTCAAGCTGTAGATACAACTAAATCTCAATTCCAATTAACGGAATTAATTGTATTAAATGATAATTTAAATTCCAATTTATTCAAACTAGAAAAAGGTACTTTATATAATCAACCACAAATAATTGGAGATGTTTCTATCTATACTGATCCTTTAAATAATTCATATTTGGAATTTAATCCCACAGATCCATATAATTATGATTATGATATAAAAATCCTACAAAATAATTTTTCAACCACTTTCTCCGGAATTGGAAGTACTTCTATTGGATTTATAAATCTGAGTTCAACAAATAACATAATAAATTCAGGAATAACTACATCATTAGTATCAGTATCCGCTGCTAGTACAACTTCAATATACTCAAATATTCAAATTATTGATAGTTTGACAAATTCAATGAATTTTGTTGAAATTTATTTAAATACTGATGGTAATGACACTTATCTGTCCGAATATTATTTTGATTCTAATTCTCTTTCCTCACAATCATATGTTCCAATTGGTTCATTTAGCGGTTCCTTATCTTCGGGTGTTCTTTCATTAAATTATACAAATACGGATTCAAATACAGTTATAGTTAAAACTAAAAATGTTGGATTTGGATCTACATCTGTCGGAATTGGAACTTACAGATTTAAATTAAGTGGGCAAATTAGTGGTACTGAAAAAACAGCAATGTATCAGTCCAATTATTCTACTGTATCTGCAGCATCTAGTATAGTTTCTGTAAATCGTTTTGATATTTCTGGACTTAAATCTTTAATTGAAGTGAGTGTTGGATCAACAAGTGTCTTACATCAAGTGATGCTTCTTCATGATAATAGCAATATCTATACTTTACAATATCCATATCTTTCTATTGGAAGCACTACTGGAATTGGTACTTTTGGTGGAGAGTATGATTCTTCAGGACTTAATCTTGGTTTGAAATTTTATCCAGACAAATCTATAACTGGAAATATTAAAGTCTTAGCTTATACCGAATGTTTATATAGTGATATTGATACTGCAAATATTCCGCCAAGTCTTCAATATGGATCAGAAATAGAATCAGTTAATATTGCACAATATTCTGGAGTAAATGGGTCAAGAATTAATAGATTAGATTTTAATCTAAACTATAATGGAACTCCAATATTCCAAAAAACATTTAATCCTTCAGATCCCACAATATTAAATCCAACAACTGGAGTATTTTCTATACAAGATCACTTCTTTAGTACTGGAGAAAAACTGAATTATATACCGTCTTCAACATATAGTGGTATTGGATATACTGCAGTTGGGATTGGTTCCACATTAAATTCTTCTGGAATTCTAACTAGTTTCCTGACTCCAGATGTATATGCAATTAAACTAACAAATAATACTTTCCAATTAGCAACAAGACCTGATTATGCTGCCGCAGGAATATATGTAACATTTACATCTTATGGTTTAGGTAATGCTCATCTTCTACAGATGAACAAAACATTAGAAAGATCAATTATTACAATTGATAACGTAATTCAATATCCAATATCTTTCACTCCCATCAATTATACTTTATATAATAACGGTGGTACAGTAGGATCTTCAAGTACAATATTTGCTTTGAGTGGAATATCTTCAATTAAACCAAATGATTTGCTTTATGTAGATAATGAGTATATGAAAATTATTAATGTTGGACTTGGAACAACTAGTTCTGGTCCAATTACAAATAGTGGAAATGTTTCTTTAGTAAATGTATTAAGAGGAGCGGTTGGTTCATCGGCAACTTCTCATTTAGATTCCACTTGTGGAAGAATTTATAGGGGATCTTTCAACATAAGCTCTGGAAAAATTCATTTTACAGATGCGCCAATTGGAGATTTATTATTTGGAAATGATTCCAGCAATTTACCTCCAGTAAAATCTAGATTTGATGGTAGAGTTTATTTGAGGAAAGATTATAGCACCAATCAACTGTTTGATGACATATCAAGTAACTTTACTGGAATAGGTCAAACTTATTCATTAACAGTTCAAGGAATTAATACTACTGGATTGGGGACTGGTGGTAATGGAGTTTTATTTATAAATGATATTTACCAAACTCCAACGACAGCAAATAATACTGGAAATAATTTTTCAATTACACAAAATACTAATACAGGAATTACTAGCGTAATCTTTAGTGGAATTACTTCAGATAATGGTAGTATTGTACAATCAAATTATGATGTAAATCTTAATCAACTACCTAGAGGTGGAGTTATTGTATCGCTTGGATCTTCTCAAGGATTAGGATATGCTCCATTAGTTGGGGCAAATATTGGTATTATTACTGATGCTGTAGGAAGAATAATCGGAATTGCATCAACTTCAATTTTTGGATCTGGATACTATGGAAATGTTGCAATTGGAATATCAGATCCAATTCATCAAGTAATTCCAGGAGCACTCCCCGCATTTATTTCAGCATCAGTTGGTGCCGGAGGATCCTTAGCTTTAACAATTGTTACTCAGGGTGATAACTACTATAAACCAACTTTACAAATTCCATCCCCAAGTTATACAAATTTACCAGTCATCGGTGTTTCTAGATTGGGCGTTGGAAATACTACTACAACTGGATCGGGACTTCTTTTAAATGTAAATGTTGCTCCAAGTTCTACAACTGGAATTGGATCAACTTTGTTTGAAATATCCACCTTCCAAATTACAAGACCTGGGTATAATTTCCAAAAAGGTGATATAATCACTCCTATTGGATTAGTTACTGCGGTAGGTCTATCTTCACCGATTATACCTTTACAATTAACAGTAACTGATACATTTAATGATTCATTTGCTGCTTGGAACTTTGGGGATTTAGATTACATTGATTCTGTAGTTAATTTACAAGATGGTGTGAGAACTAGATTCCCACTTTATTATAATGGATCTCTATTAAGTTTTGAAACAGATCGAAATAATTTAGATTCTTCTGCAATTGATTTAAATTCAGTTTTACTCATTTTCATCAATGGCGTCATACAATCTCCAGGAAATTCTTATCAATTCTATGGAGGATCTTCATTTACATTCTCTGAGCCACCATTACCCCAAGATAATATTTCAATATATTTTTATAGGGGAACAAGAAACGTTGATAGTGTTCAAATAACTGTTTATGAAACTATAAAACCAGGAGATTTTGTACAAATTTCCAGTAACAATAACTTGATTGGAATTACGACTAGTCAAAATACAAGAAAAGTATTTGATGTTTCGGCGGCAGATAAAATTCAAACAAATATATATTCGGATGTTGGTATTGATGTACAAAATCCAAAACCACTTAATTGGACAAAACAAAAAGTTGATGCCCAAATAAATGGACAAATTTTCTACAAATCTAGAGATTCAATAGAATCTTTAATCTACCCGACAGCAAAAATTATTAAAGATTTTTCAACATCTGATAATCAATTATTTGTAGATGACGCAAACTTCTTTAAATATGAGCAAAATCTAACCGGAATTACAATTTCATCAGTAAATGGATTAATTGTTTCTGGAAAATCTGATCCCGTTTCTGCAGCAGTAACTGCAATCGTTGGTTCTTCTGGGACAATAACTTCCTTGAATATTAATAGTCCCGGATCGGGATATATTGGAACTACAGTTACTGTTAAAATTTCTAGACCCCCATTTGTTGGGGTTGGTATTGGAACTACTGCAACAGCAACGGTAACAGTTTCAAATGGAGCATTAACTACACCAATAACAATTACAAATCCTGGATTTGGATATAGTGTTTTAAATCCCCCACAAGCAATTGTAGCTTTGCCAAATTCTTCAACTGAAAATATTTCTGGAATTTCTCTAATTCAAGGATTTTCTGGAATTATAACTGGAATTGGAACTACAACTGGAACATCTGGAAATCCACTTGCGCTTAAATTTTATTTAAATTCAAATCAATTCCCAGCGGGATTATCAACAGGATACCCAATTTATATTTACAACACAACTGTTGGTAATGGTGTGACTTCAATTGATAGTAGTAATAATGCTATTGTTGGAATTGGAACTTCTTGTCTGAATAACATATATTATATTCATTCTCTCAACTATACTGGAACTGCAAGTACAAACGCATATATTATTTGTAATGTAAATTCTAATACTTCAATTGTTGGAATATCAACAGTTGGCAATATTGGTATTGGTAGTTTTTCTTGGGGTAGACTATCTGGATTTACTAGATCTTCTTCGCCAGTATCAATTGCAGTTAGTGGTTCAACAATAGATGTTGGATTAACAACTTTCCCAACTATTCAAAGAAGAGGATATGGATTAAGAAGTACTGGTGCTGTAAAAAATAAACCATATACCTAATATAAATATAGAAAAAAGACTATTAATATGGCTGCAATTGTAACCGACCAATTTAGATTATCAAATGCGACTAATTTCGTAAACTCTGTAGAAGATCCAACAAATTCATATTACGCATTTTTATCTTTACCTAATGCAACTTCGGTAGGATTTGGTAGAAATTCAAATTGGAATGGAAATACACCAAATCCTATTGATGATATTGATTATATGAATGCTTATCATGATACTATGATGTTTGGTAAGTTAATTAACTCATCTAATATAAGAAGAGTTATAAGAAGGGTTGATTGGGCAGTAGGTACAAAATATGAAATGTATCGCCAGGATTATAGCATTTTAAATCCATCTCCAATAACACAGTCATATCGCCTATATGATGCAAATTATTATGTGATGAATTCAAATTATAGCGTATATATTTGTATCGATAATGGTTCTAGTGGTATCAATACCACAGGAAATGCTTCACAAGATCAACCAACATTTACTGATTTAGAACCATCTGCTGCAGGCACAAGTGGCGATGGATACTTATGGAAATACTTATTTACAGTTTCTCCTAGTGATATTATAAAATTTGATTCTCTCCAATATATTACAGTTCCTGACAATTGGAGTTCATCTACAGATGCACAAATTACTGCGGTCAGAAATAATGGAGATTCTACATTAAACAATAACCAAATCAAGAAAATTTATATTTCAAATGGTGGAAGTGGATATAGTGGAGGATTGGGACAACCTGTTAATATTTTGGGTGATGGATCTGGAGGAACAGCATTAGTTGATGTAGTTTCTGGAAAAATTAACAACGTAATAGTTACTTCAGGTGGATCTGGATATACCTATGGTATTGTAGATTTAGGAGCACTTAATGTAGGAGTAACTACCTCCCAAGCTGCTAAATTAATTCCAATCATTCCCCCATCAAAAGGTCATGGGTATGATCTATATAAAGAGTTGGGTACGGATAAAGTATTGATTTATGCTAGATTTGATGATTCAACTAAAGATTTTCCAATAGATACAAGTTTTGCCCAAGTTGGAATAGTTAAAAATCCAACTTCATTTGGATCAACTTCTAATTTTGCAAGTAATTCATTTTCTTCATTATATGCCTTAAAACTTTTATCATATTCCGGTACAGTAAACGTAGGAGATATTATATCTCAAACTGTTCCTGGGGGAGTAGCAAATGGATATGTAGCCTCATTTGATGGAAGTACAAATGTTTTAAAATATTTTAGAGATAGAACTTTATATTTTAACCAAACAACCATAGATCAAACTGATTATGTTGGTATTTCTACAGGGGGAAAAGTTTTAAATTTCCAATCTAGTTCAACTCCAATTACTACAACTAAAGGTTTTTCCGGAGCTATTGATACCAACTATATTGGTATTACAACATCAGTAGGAAATTCTTTAGTAAATTTGGGAATGAACTTTACAAATGGACTTGCCAATCCGGATATAAATAAATCATCTGGAGAAATTATCTACATCGATAATAGACCTGTAATCTCAAGAAATTCTAGACAAAAAGAAGACGTTAAAATTATCCTGGAATTCTAAAAAATGACACAAAAGACAAATCTTAATATTAACCCATATTATGATGACTTCAATTCTGCAAATAATTTCTATAAGGTATTATTTAATCCGGGAAGACCAGTTCAATCTAGAGAATTAACGACTCTTCAATCAATTTTACAGGATCAACTTGAAAAGTTAGGAAGTAATTCTTTTAAAAATGGTTCAGTAATAGTTCCTGGTAATATTGCATATGATGGTAATTTTTATGCAGTTCAATTAAATCCATCTCTTTATGGAATTGATATTACATTATACCTAGATAAACTTGTAGGAATAAAATTAACAGGACAATCTTCCGGTGTTACTGCGGTTGTTCAATATGTACAACTTCCAAATAATGATGAAGTAATCAATCCAACAATATATGTAAAATATATTGATTCAGGCAATAATTTTGCCATAAGTTCTTTCTTAGATGGAGAATTATTGGTTGCTGCAAATGATAATATTTCATATTCTTCAGGGGTTATTAATGCAGGAACTCCTCTTGTTTCTTTGATAGCATCAAATGCTACATCTATTGGATCTGCGGCTTCTATTGCTGACGGTGTTTATTTTATTAGAGGATATTTTGTAAACGTATTAGCACAAACTATATTATTAGATTATTATGATAATATTCCCTCATATAGAATTGGTTTACAAATTAGTGAAGAAATCATAACCGCGTATGAGGATTCTACCTTATATGATAATGCAAAAGGTTTCACCAATTATGCAGCACCTGGAGCAGATAGATTTAAAATAACTTTAACCTTAACTAAAAAATTATTAACAGATCTAAACGATACTGATTTTGTTGAACTTTTAAGAGTAGTAAACGGAAAAATAGTACAAGTCCAAAGTACAACTCCAGAATCAAGTATAAGAGATTATTTAGCAAAAAGAACCTATGATGAAGCAGGAAATTTCTCAGTAAATCCATTTACAGTCAATTTACAGAATTCATTAAATGATAGATTGGGAAATGATGGAATATATTTCAATAATCAAAAAACTGATCAAGGAAATACACCATCAGATAATCTGATGTGTGTAAAAGTTTCTCCTGGTTTATCTTATGTTAGGGGATATGATATTACTAAAAATGCTTTAACAATTATTGATTCTCCTAAACCAAGAGATACTAAAACAATCACCACCACAAATATACCATTTCAACTTGGAAGTACTTTAAGAATTAATAATATTTCTGGAGTTCCTTTATTTAAAAATACTATTGCTTTATATAATCAAAGAAAAGGCCCTAATGGGGCAATTCCTACAGCAATTCAAATTGGTGATGCTAGAGTATACATGATGAATCTGTCCGATACTTCATTTTCTTCTGGTATTGGAAGTGCAACTAAATGGGCATTATATCTTTACGATCTTCAGACTTATACCCAATTAACTTTAAATCAAGGTGTTTCTGGTATTGATTTACCTATAACTTCTTTTGTAAAGGGAGTAAATAGTGGAGCAAGTGGATATGCAACAGCTGCCGGAAACGGGACTACTATTTTATTGCGCCAAACTTCCGGATCATTCCAAATTGGTGAGGCATTATTAATAAATGGATTGCAAACAATTCCAACAAGAGTGATAAGTGGAATTAGAATTTTTGATACTAAAGATATTAAATCAGTTTATCAATCAACTACAGTATCTGGATTTGTAGCCCCATTTAGTGCAGATGTTAATTTAGAAAAAACTATAGCAAATGGTTTTAATTCGACTGATAATATTACAATTTCTTATGATACTGCAGGAAACGCAAATATAAATTGTGCCGGAAAAACTTTTACCGGAATTACATCTGACAGTATTATTAGATATCAAAGAGTTGGCTTTAATACTGAAACTTTTAACCGAGTAATAGGAATTTCAACAACTGGATTATCTATAACTGTTGTTGGAGTTGCTACTGTTCCTGGAGTATGTGATGGTGGAATATCTACTACTACAATACAAACTCCATTTTCATTAGGTGTTCCCATTATAAGAAATCAAAATAATGGATACCTGTATTCAACTCTCCCAAAATCACCAATATCTTCAGTAAATTTAACTGGATCAAATTTAGCAGTTTCTCAACAAATTACTAGCGTCACAAGTAGTGGAATTGGCACAATTACATTTAATTTATCAAATGTTAGTGGAATAACAAGTGCATTTTTCTTAGCTTATAATAATCAAAGATATTCAATTTTTTATTCCGATGGAACGGTAGAAAACTTAACATCCGATAAGTTTTCACTAAGTGGAAATAATGTAACTATTAGTGGAATTACTCCAAATAAAACAATTGTTTCCATAAATTCAACTTTACTTAAGAGTAGTATTCAAAGTAAAGTAAAAACTTATAATAGAAGTCAAATCCTTAATATTACAAACTCAAAATATCCACAGTCTGGAAGTGGTATAAGCACTTCTGTGGTTAACGGATTAACTTATAATCAGTTTTATGGATTGAGAGTTGAAGATGAAGAGATAAGTTTAAATTATCCAGACGTTGCAAATATAATTGCAATTTATGAGTCTGTTAATACATCTGCACCCACACTAGATATTTTAAATTTCAGTCCAATTTTGAATGTAACATCTGGAGCAATTATTGGAGAGAATATTGTAGGATCAACAAGTGGAGCAGTTGCAAGAGTTGTTACAAAACCAAGTTCAAATAATATTGGAATTGTATATTTAAATTCTAATAGATTTTCTTCTTTTGAATCAGTAACATTCCAAGAGTCAAACATATCTGGTAGCATTCAATCAATTACAAATGGACTTTATAAAAATATAACAAATAATTTTACGTTAGACAAAGGCCAAAAAGATCAATATTATGATTATTCCAAAATTGTAAGAAATAAAACAATTACACAACCATCAAATCAATTACTTATTGTATTTGATTATTATTCAGTTTCTACTAGTGATACTGGTGATTTATTTACGGTTTTAAGTTATGATAATTCGAGATATACTTATGATATTCCAAATATTGGAATTAATCAAGTAAGAGCATCTGATACTTTAGATTTTAGACCATATGTACTTCCTTTTACTGGAAGTTCTGCTTCTCCATTTGATTTTTCACAAAGAAATTTTGGAACAAACCCAAAAGTAATTGTAACTCCAAACGAAAGTTCACTAATAGGTTATAGTTATTATTTGGGAAGAATTGATAAATTATTCTTAGACAAAAGAGGAAACTTTATTCTTTCACAAGGTTCTTCTTCAGATGTTCCACAACCACCAATAATTATTGACGAGGTAATGGAGCTTGCAACTATTACTCTTCCACCATATTTGTTTGATCCCAAGCAAGCTTCAATTTCGTTGGATGATAATAGAAGATATACGATGAGGGATATTGGTGTCCTCGACGATAGATTGACTGAACTGGAAATTTCAACATCACTTTCACTTTTAGAGGCAAGTACTCAAAGTCTTCAAGTAATTGATGCTCAAGGAGTTAATAGATTTAAGAGCGGTATTTTTGTTGATGATTTTAAAACTTCAGATTATATTGATTCTACATATTCTTCAATTCAAGTTGACTCCGATAATCAAAAACTTATACCAATTATTAGTAGAAATTCCCTCAAAAGTCAATTAGCTCCCGCAACAAGTTTAACTGATAATACTTTAGATTTATCAGCGGATTTTGCACTTTTAGATACAAATGTAGTAAAAAGAAAGAACACAGTATTATTAAACTATCAAGAAGTTGGTTGGATCAATCAACCATTAGCAACTCAAGTTGAGAATGTAAATCCATTTAATGTAGTTCAATATACTGGAAATGTTACATTATCACCATCTAGTGATAATTGGGTAAGAACTATTCAAATTCCAGGAATTGTAATTGAACAGGTAAATCATGTTTGGGTAAGGCCAAATGGTGGACATAGAGAAACCCTTTATTGGGATACTACAGTTTCAACTCAAAACATTTTAATATCTAGTGGTGCAGATTTTTATATGAGATCTAGAAATACTGAATTCTCTGCTAGAAATCTAAAACCATTAACTCAATACTACCAATTTATTGATAGTACTTCTGGTGTTGATTTTGTACCAAAATTAGTAGAAATTGCAACGGATTCAACATTACAAAATTATGGTTCTTCAACTGCTTTCCAAGTTGGAGAAACTGTAATTGGAACATATAATAATGCGAATTTAATTAAATTTAGAGTTGCAAATTCAAATCACAAATATGGACCATTTAATGCTCCAACCACAACATATAATATTAATCCATATGTAAAGTCTGAAAATATTCCATCTTCATATAGTGCTTCAAGTAAAGTTTTAAATATCGATACTCATGCACTTTCGGAAGAAGCTCAAGGATTATATTCTGGATATCTTGTTCAAGGGATGATTCTAATAGGACAAAGTAGTGGTGCGGTAGCATATGTTAAAAACTTAAGATTGATTTCAGACAATTACGGAGATTTGGTTGGAACATTCTTCTTAAGAGATCCACTTTCAAGCCCCCCACCTCCTGTAAGAATTCCGATTGGAGTAAAAACTTATGTAATTACTTCAAGTTCAACAAATTCTAAACCACTTCCAGGAAGTTTATTGACATCTTCCGCTACAACTACTTATGATTCTGAAGGCGTCCTTGATGTTAAACAAACATTAAAAACTATCACTCATACAGAATATTACGTAGATCCACTTGCTCAATCATTTAATGTGGGTGGAAATAATTCATCAAGTACTGCAAATAATGTAAGTCCTGATGTTAATGGCGCATTTTTAACTTCTGTTGATTTATTCTTTGCAAGCAAAGATTCGGGAAATGCTCCATTAACAGTACAGATCAGAACAGTTGAATTGGGAACTCCTACAAGTGATATTTTAGGAAATTCTGTAGTATTAACTCCAGATCAAATTAATGTTTCTTCAAATGCTTCTCTAGCAACCAATGTTAAATTTGATTATCCAATCTACCTTGCTCCTGGAAATGAATATGCAATTGTATTATTATCTCCAAACAGCGATCAATATCAAGTTTGGATTGCTGAAATGGGTAAATTTACTGTAAACAGTCAGAATTTACCAAATGCTGAGGGAGTAATTTATGGGCAACAATATTCATTAGGAAGTCTTTTTAAATCACAAAATGCCACAACCTGGACTGCAAATCAATATCAAGATTTAATGTTTAAGTTATATAAAGCTAACTTTACATCTAATGCTGGAACTGCATTTTTCTATAATCCTACACTTGATCAAAGTAATGGTTATGTTCCTATTTTACATACAAATCCAATTGCAACTTTCCCAAGAACTTTAAATGTTGGAATTACAACAGTTATTCCATCTAATACTGCAATGATTGGTATTCTTACTACCGGTAGGCAAGTTAGTACCTCATCAAAACCATATAATTTTGGATATGTTGTAGGTACAGGAAGTTCAGTTTCAACTCTTGGAATTACTACTGGTGGAATAAATTATAGCAATCAAACAAACGTATCTACATATGCACTTACTGGAAGTGGATCTGGATTAACACTTTCAATTTCTCAAGCAGGCGGAACTCTTACCTCAGTATCTGCAATTAACTATGGAAATGGATATGTTGCCGGAGATGTTATTGGTATTGTAACATCAACCGCTGGTGGAACTGGAAGTGGTGCATTAATTACCGTTACTGGAATTAGTGGGGTTGATACATTATACTTGTCTAATGTTCAAGGAAACTCATTTACTCCGGGCGATAATTTAATATATTATAATGCAGGTACTCAAGTTAGTCTTGGAAGTACTTTAATTAGATCTTCATCTGCTCCTGGAGGAAATTATACTGGGGCAATTATGGGAGTAGATCATTTTGATCATGGAATGTATTCTCTGAGTAATTATGTAACTTTGAGTAATGTACAATCCAATACATCACCTTCAGTATTAACAAGTAATCTTTCTTCAAGTGATACTTCAATTAATATTGCTGTTGGAGATACCACTACTTTTGCAACTTTTGAAGGTGTGTCGGTTGGATCAACCAATCCAGGATATGTAAAAATAGATAATGAAATTATTTCATATACTTCAGTTGGAAGTGGAAGTCTAAATTCAATTACTCGTGGAATAGATTCAACAGTAATACAACCACATACAGTTCAAACACAAGTAGTTAAATATGAATTAAATGGAATCTCTTTAAGGAGAATCAACACTACATTCAATATTAACAGTTTATATCCAACTAATGATGGATATTATTTGCAAGTTGGTATAACTAGTACTGGTGGAAATGTTGATAGAAGCACGGATAATGGATTCCCACAATTATCATTCAATAGCCAATCTTATCTTGGTGGCGATCAAGTCAAAGCAACAGAAAATATTCAATATGACGCAGTTATTCCTTACTATAATATAATTACTCCTGGTTCATCTACTAGTGCTACTGGTTCAATAAGAACAATTAGTGGTACAAGTATGGGTGGAAACGAAAGTTCCTTTGTGGATCAAGGATTCCAATCGGTATTATTGAATAAAGTTAATCCATTAACTTCAACAAGAATTGTTTGTTCAAAAGTGAATGAAACTACTTATCTTGGTGCTTTGCCAACAAGTAAATCTTTCACTACTGGGATTACGTTATCAACTACAGATCCCAATCTGTCTCCGATGATATTTACAGATAGTGCTTATACTGAATTTCGTAGTAATCGTTTAAATAGTCCAATTCAAAATTATTCTCAAGATAATAGAGTAAATTCATTTACATATGATCCGGATTGTGCAGTATATGTTTCAGTTCCAATTACCTTAGATCAACCAGCAAAAGGACTTAAAGTTTTAATAAGTGCTTATAGAGATGCATCTGCCGACTTTAGAGTTCTTTATAGTCTTATTAGGGTCAATTCTGTGGGAGTAAATCAATCATTTGAATTATTCCCCGGATATAATAATCTAAAAGATAATACTGGAAGTGGATTTGGAGATACTGTTATAAATCCAGCAAATAATAGTGGATTACCAGATGCTTATGTTCGTGGAAGTAATGTTGGAGAATATTTAAATTATACATTTACTGCAGATAATTTAAATTTATTTACTGGTTATCGTATTAAAATTATTATGTCTGGATCTAATCAGGCACTTGCACCTAAACTTGATTCTGTAAGAGTAATAGCAATTCTATGAGAATACCTGTAGAGGGTCACCCAAATTTGTATCGTGATTCTGAAACTAATGCTATAATTAATTGTGACAAAAATGAATATGATAGTTACGTTAATATGGTGAATAATAGAGAAAAAGAAAAACTTGAAATTAAGCAAATAAAAGATGAAATGGGTGAGATTAAAACTCTACTTTACAAACTACTTGAAAAAAATGGATCCTGATCAAATCTCATTAGAAAATATTTCTAAAATGTTTGAATACGAAAAAATTGCTAGAGAAATAGATAATTGCAATAATAATGAGCAATTAAAAAATATTGCTAAATCTTATGTAAAACTTTATTTTAAGCAGCAAGAGGTAATTGGTACACTTATTGCCTAAGTATAAATATTAATTAGGTATACTCTCAGATAAATGGCAGCCGTATACGTTAGTAATATTGTAATTAATGTGGGATCTGATTTTAATCAGGTTTTTATATTGGATGATTCCAGTACTAATTCTGCATTAAATCTTACAGGATACGGTGTAAGTTCTCAAATGAGAAAATATACAAGTAGTTCTACTGCATATAATTTTAATACATCTATACCAAATCCTACTGGAGGAACTGTTCAAATAGGAATGACTACTTCTGTAACTTCTATTATAAAACCAGGTAGATACATTTATGATGTGGTTGTTACAGATTTGAATTATATAAAAACTAGAGTAGTTGAAGGAATGGTTCTTGTAAGAGAAGGAGCAACTTACTAATGGGAGATATTACAGTAAGAGTAGGTCAACAAAACGCAATTAAGGTAATTTCCAGTATATCTGGTACTGGAGGAGCAGCATCTACAACATATGCAAATTCTGCAGGTGTTGCCAATTATGCTAATTTTGCTGGAGTTTCTACTAATGTAGTTGGTGGCGTTGCTGCAGTATCTACATTAAATGTATCTGGTATTTCTACTTTTGCTGGAAGTGTAACTTTTAATAATGGTATACACTATCAAAGTGGAATTTATAGTGGTCCAAATGGAGTTGCATTCTTTGATAATAATGGACTTATAAATTCTTCTCCCAGTACAAATTCATATCAATCTCTTAGTGGTTATATTCTTACTACTGATAATTCAAACAATCCTATCTGGACAGATACAATAATTGGAGGAACCTACTAATGTCTAAACCAGCAAGTCGCCAACAACTTATAGATTACTGTCTAAGGCGTCTAGGATACCCTGTACTAGAGATTAACGTAGATGATGACCAGATAGATGATTTGGTTGATGATGCCCTTCAGATGTTCCAGGAAAGGCACTACGACGGTGTAGAACGCATGTATTTGAAATACAAAGTAACTCAAGATGATATTAATAGAGGTCGTGGTCTTTCTACTAGTAATGGTCCAGTAACAACTACAGGAGCTGGAATAGTTACCACAACAGGAACTTCAAATATTAATGGCGTACCTACTACTTTCAATTTTTATGAGAACTCAAATTATCTTCAAGTTCCAGATAGTGTAATTGGAATTGAAAAAGTATTTAAGTTTGATACTAATACAATTTCTGGAGGAATGTTTAGTATTAAATATCAGTTATTTTTAAATGATTTATATTATTTCAACTCTGTTGAACTTTTACAGTATTCTATGGTTAAGAGTTATCTTGAAGATATTGATTTTCTATTGTCAACCGATAAACAAGTTAGATTTAATATAAGACAAAATAGATTATATATGGATATTGATTGGGGATTCACTCCAGTAGATACATTTTTTGTTATTGATTGCTACCGTATTTTAGATCCAAATACTTTTACTAAAGTATATAACGATCGCTTCATTAAAAGATATTTGACCGCATTAATAAAAAGGCAATGGGGTCAAAATTTAATTAAATTTAAGGGAGTAAAACTTCCCGGTGGGATTGAATTGAATGGTAGAGAAATATATGAAGATGCCCAAAGGGAAATAGATGAAATTATGAGTAAAATGTCTATGGATTATGAAATGCCACCATACGATACTATTGGGTAATAAAAAATGGCTCTTAATCCCTACTTTCTTCAAGGATCCCCAAGCGAACAAAGACTTGTTCAAGATTTAATCAATGAACAATTGAAAATTTTTGGTGTGGAAGTTATTTACATACCAAGAAAATTTGTAGATAAGAAAACTATTGTTAAAGAAGTTACTTCTTCTAAATTTAATGATAATTTTGCCATAGAAGCATATGTTAATACTTATGAGGGATATTCTGGATCTGGGGATATTTTAACAAAATTTGGAATGAGCCTTCGTGATGATTTGAATATTGTTATTTCTAAAGATAGATTTGAAGACTTTATTGCTCCATTTTTAGCATCCATGAATACTGATGAAATTGTATTATCATCGAGACCAAGAGAAGGTGATTTAGTATATTTTCCTCTTGGTCAAAGATTATTTGAAGTTAAATTTGTTGAGCACGAAAAACCATTTTATCAACTTGGAAAATTATATGTTTATGAATTAAATTGTGAACTCTTTGAATATGAAGATGAAGTTCTTGATACTTCAATTGATGAGGTTGATAAACTCATTCAAGATCAAGGATATATTACAACGGTAAAAATGGTTTCTTCAGGAACTCAAGCTTCAGCAACAACAGTACTTTCTTCTGGATATATTCAAAGCATTTCATTAATTAATGATGGATATAATTATCTTTCTCCACCAATTGTTTCAATTGGAACGGCACCAAATGGAGGATCTAATGCAAGTGCTGTTGCAATTACAACTAGTGCAAGAGGATCAAATTCAGTAAGTCAAATATACTTAACAAATTCGGGATATGGTTATACAGTTGCACCTCAAGTAATAATTTCCAGTAGAACTGGAATTGGTGCAACAGCAGTAGCAAATATTCAAACTACTTATAGGGGAATTGAATATATTGTATTCACAAATAATGGCACAGGATATTATACAAATCCAAATGTTACTTTCAGTTCTCCGACAGTTGGTGGAGGAACAACTGCTACTGGTATTGCTACTGCATATAACGGATCAGTTTCATCAATTTTAATTACAAATGCTGGATCTGGATATACTACTGCACCTTCCATTACAATAGATCCACCACCAATTTTTTCTGGAATTGGAACATATATTTTCAACGAAGTTATTGTTGGATCTAAATCTGGAACAAATGCAAGAGTTAAATCTTGGAATAAAAGTACAAATACTTTGGAAGTTTCGATCAATAATGGAGTATTTTATCCAGGAGAACTTATTGTTGGAACTGCTTCTTCTGCAACTTATGCTGTTCAAAGTTTTGAACCTTATGATTTGTATAATAAATATGAAGAAAACAAAGATCTTCAAACTGAAGCGGGTCTAATAGTTGATTTTACAGAATCTAATCCATTTGGTACTTACTAATGCTAGGGCAATATTTTTATCATCAAATTGTAAAGAAGACTATTGTTGCTTTTGGAACTCTTTTTAAGGATACATATATTCTTCATCAAGATGCTAATAGTAATGAAATTAGTCAAATTGAAGTTCCATTAGCATATGGACCAGTACAAAAATTCTTAGCGCGTATTGAGCAACAACCAAATCTGAACAAACCAATTGAGATTACTTTGCCTAGAATGTCTTTTGAGATGACTTCAATTGAGTATGATGGAACTAGAAAAGCAGTACCAACCCAAACATTTAAAGCTGCTCAGGGTTCAAATTTGAAGCAAGTTTTCATGCCCGTTCCCTATAATATTGGATTAGAATTAAATATTCTTACAAAGTTGGAAGATGATGCATTACAAATTGTAGAACAGATTTTGCCATTTTTTCAACCAACTTTTACGGTGACTGTGGATTTAATTTCAGAAATTGGAGAAAAAAGAGATATTCCTTTTACATTAAATAGTGTTTCTTTTCAAGATGATTATGAGGGTGATTTTCAAACACGAAGAGCATTAATTTACACTTTACAATTTACAGCAAAAACATATCTCTTTGGCCCAATTGCCGCAACTTCTGATGGTCTTATTCGTAAGGTCCAAATTGACTTCTTTACTGATACTGATATTGCAACTGCTAAGAGAGAGATGAGATATACTGTAACTCCAAATCCATCTACAGCAAATCCAGGAGATAATTATAGTTATACTGAAGAAACTGATATTTTCTCAGATGCTAAAACTTATAGTCCCACTCAACATCTTGATATTTAAGATTTAATATGAAAAATAAATTTGAAGAACTTGATAAAGCATTAAATACTGAAAGTAGTATTGTAGATATTGATGTGAAGCCATCTGAGATTGAAATTATCAAATCTACAGAAAATGACATTAAGAAAGACTATGAATATACGAGAGCTAATCTATATTCATTAATTGAAAAGGGACAGGAAGCGATTAATGGAATTATGGAATTGGCAAGTGATAGTGATAGTCCTAGAGCGTATGAGGTTGCTGGACAACTTATCAAGAGTGTTGGTGACGTAACTGATAAACTGATTGATTTACAAAAGAAACTTCGAGATGTGGAAGAAACTGCAACCAAAACTACAAATAATGTTACAAATAATGCCGTGTTTGTTGGTTCAACTTCAGAATTACAAAAACTTCTTAAACAAGGATTTCTAAATAATAAAGATA